CACCTCCTTAATGCGTTATACGCATAATAATGCATACGCAGATTTTGCGCAAGGCGCTTTGCGGAGAGCGCATAAATGTTTTCTAATGATGATATGAAAGTAGGTGAAAAGATTAGGCTTCTGCGGAAGCAACAAAAATACACATTGAACGAACTGGCGTTGCTTGTAGATAGCGACGTGGGAAACCTATCACGTCTTGAGCGCGGCGTTCAGGGCTATAGTGATCAGCTTCTAAGAAAGATTGCAAAAGCCCTTGATGTTCCTGTGGCTGTACTATTCTCTTCCGATGAGTCAGAAAATACTGTAGATTCATACAGTGTAAATTCCCTCAATCATCGGGAGGATAAGGATGTGTATAGAGTTGATGTTCTTAACGTTTCTGCCAGTGCAGGAGATGGTGCACCATCTAAAGACCTTGTTGAAGTGGTTAGATCAATCGAGTACGACATTGACCAAGCCAAGTCTATCTTTGGAAGCATCCCGCAGCGTTCCGTTAAGCTGATTAACGTTCGTGGCGATAGCATGCAGGGAACCATTGAGCCTGGTGATCTCATTTTTGTGGATATCAGAGTTAACTATTTCGATGGTGACGGTATCTACGTATTCGATTTCAATGGCGATACATTTGTTAAGCGCCTGCAGAAGGTTAAAAACGACCTCTTTGTCATATCCGACAACCCAAAATACCGGGAATGGTCGATTAATCAGGAAGAAGCTGCGATGCTTCACGTATCAGGCCGTGTAATGCTGAGCCAGTCACAGCAATTCCGACGACACGGATAACCTTTTCCCCCACCTTATTAACCCGCTTATGCGGGTTTTTTTGTGCCTTCTGCAAATCCATCAAAAATTTTTATTCCTTTTTGAATCATACGCATAAGTAATTTTTAGCGTATTTGCTTCCATTTGCGATAAATATGCGCTTGACGCATTTGCGCATAACGCATACATTTACTCCATCAGCAGGAAGCACTACTCACCAGGACGGTGAATCGCTCTTTAACATTGATGGGATTGTCCCGCCGAAATGCGGGAACCAAAGAGTAGTTGGCTTTGGGGTGTGGCTGGCGGTTGGATATTTGAGGCCATGTAGTCAGCGTAAATCCTCACAGGATCACACCACCAAAGCCAATCATCGGAGGTCAACATGATAATCGTTACTTACCTGGCTGATGATAACGCCAGAAATCGCCGCAGAGCACGCAGGCAAGCTCAACGTGAACAGGCAATGCAGGACGCTTCTCTTGCACGCCGGGTAGCAAATAGCACATGCAATACACGGGTTTCGAAGGCCATTTCGCTTGCCGGAACGCGTCAGAAGGAAGTTGAAGGCGGCGCTGTATGTCTGCCGGAAGTTGCGCTTTTCGCAGCTGGTCATCGTACAAGTAAACAGGTTACAGCGAGGTGAATATGAGTAAATCATGGAGCGTTCCATTCCCTGATTCAGAGGTGGAGCATGACGGGATGCCTGTATTCTGGAGATTTCAGTCAACCGTTGAAGAAGATGGAATAAAGGTTTTCGCATTGCAGTACGTTGCTTTCCACCAAACTGAGCATTATGCATGGCTGGTTCCTGCGCACTGGGTTGATCTCTATAAGCCTGAGCCACAACGCTGGATGCAGGAATGGAAGGATAAAAAAAGCAGATACGCAATTAAGAAGGTTAAGAAAAGCGCGGAAAGGTCTTTTGCATTTCCGACCAAGAAGCTGGCAATCGAAAGCTTATTGCGAAGAAAGAAATACCACTTGATGCGTCTTAAACAAGACCTGGCTGTTGTATCCACTGTTGTAGATGAAATGAAAAAGCTCGATACCAGCGAGCCGCTTATTGATTACAACTTCGGACACAACCAAGAAACAGAAAATTGGGTATTCGATTAGGCCGCATAGTCGGCCTTCTTTTGGCAGCAAGCCATTAGGGAATGAGAGTGGTAAGATTGCTTAAGCACCAAAGGAGGTAGCAATGAAAGTTTTAATTACAAAATCAAATACCAGCTTTGTTTCTGTAGGTGACGTTACTGACCTGGACACTCTTCCTGATGGTTCAGAGGTTATGTGGTCAGAGTTTTGCAAAAGATATGAGCCTCTTGCTTGGTGCAAGAGGATGTGGGGCGTTGATTACGAACAAGTAAATAATGATGAAACTGAAGGCCTCTGATTGAGGCCTTTTATTTTGGCAGCAAGCCACAGAGGTGAATATGAAACATACACCAGGTCCATGGTATTGGGATTCTGAGGGGTTAGGTAGCAAGGATGTGTTGGTGTTCGGTAAAGGATACCCGTTTGAAATGACCAGTACTGCAAACAAGAACCTGATAGCAGCAGCTCCTGATTTGCTGAAGGAACTGCAACGGCTACGGGATTATGTAATTAACGTATGCGGTGTGGATGATGAAGATTGTGATAGCGAGCATCCGTTGATGTCGTCACGCGCAGCCATCAGCAAGGCTCTGGGGGAGGAGTGATGGGTAATTTAGATAACGGTGGTTATGCATTCCCTATTCCGAATGCAGATTTTCAAACGTTCGCTCCGAGTACGGTTGAGGAATATAAGCGGATTCAGTCAGGAATGACCTTACGTGATTACTTCGCTGCAAAGGCAATGCAGGGGATTATTAGTAGCGATTGCAATTACGGGGCGTTTAGTGATTTGGCAAGTGATGCGTACAGCATTGCTGATGCAATGCTCAAGGCTAGGGAGGAGTGATGAAAATAGAGCAGGATGTTTACCAAGATATCGAGTTTGATATCAGGACGGGCACGGCAAGCATTAAGCAGGATAAGGATGATGGCACTGGAGAATATGACCATATCGTAATAGATAAAGTCGGAGCGGAAAATCTTATCGAGCAACTCTTTCGTTTCGTCACTGGCGAATAGCAGCTTATAGCTAATTCTCTGAGTTAGCTATTGGGTGTAATACCGCACCGTACTATCGGAGACGATTCGATAGTTCTGATAGATGGAAATCCCTCGTTATGTCTTTGCCGCCAGCAGTCAGGGCGGCATTCTTTTTGCCTGGAGGAAATATGAGTTTAAAGGTTGGAGGTATCTACACGCTTCATGGCTGCGGTTACGTAGGAGAGCAAGAGGTTATTGTTACAGCCATAGGATTTCAACATGTCATGTTCTGCTCTATCCCGCTTGTTATTTTTAACGGTGAGATTTGCGAAAACATGATGACTAGAGAAAAGTTCATCGAATTAGCTCAAGAAAAACTATCAGCCGCCTAGCCAGCGGCTTTTTTATGCCCGCATATCAGTGCATTCATTTCGAGTGCAGCGCTATGCCAATCAATTTAAAAGGAGCACACCATGCAACAGTTCGCTATTGCAGGGGCGGCATCGGTTCGCCCTTTCGACCCCATCTTATCCGTCCAGCATTCACGCCAGAACATCATTACCGGCGCAGACTTCAAGCAGCCTCGCGTTAAGAGCTTGCTGGAGCGCCTGGTTGAGTTTCTGAATCAAAAGGTGCAGCCATGAAAGAAGAGCAAATGAAAATGGCGTTAGCCAAGCAACTGACCATTGCCCTGCAAAACCTCGGCGCTCCTGTTGAGCTTTTATGCATCGTTGGTAGCTATGGAGACACTCAGGATGATGACTGTGTTCTTGATGCTCTTGAGCAATACAACGAGATAGGTAGCTGCATGGATGTAATTATCGCCCCAGCTTACACATGGCAGCCAGCAAAGGATAGCGACCTGTGAACATTGCAGATACCTGGCCAGAAGATGCATTTGTCCGCCTTATGCAGGACATGTTGAAACAGCAGAAAGAGGATGCAGAAGATGTCGATACCACCAGACCTGGCGAGAACACCAGAACTAAGTCGACTCAAACGTCAGTGTCACGTAACTGAGGCGCTTTTCTGGCGTAAGGCAGGAAACAAGTCAATGAAGTCATTCTGTCTTTATCAGGCTCGCAGAGAGCGCATAAACAAGGGCTATTTCCTTGCTAACCCTCATGAACTTCCATTCTAAAAGGTAATTATCATGAAATTCGAAAAAGCCATGAGAAAGAAAGCCAAGCTACGGCTGGCACTTACCGGGCCAAGTGGATCAGGTAAAACTTACAGCGCATTACTGGTTGCCAAAGGAATTGGCGGCAAGATTGCTTTCATCGACACAGAGAAAGGAAGCGCATCACTTTATTCTGATGTCGCTGAGTTTGATGTGCTGGAACTTGACCCGCCATTCTCACCAGAGCGCTTCATCGAGGCGATTAAGTCAGCAGAGGATGCAGGATATGACTCTCTGATTATCGATAGTATCACTCACGAATGGGGCGGCGTCGGTGGCTGCCTTGAACTGGTAGACACCATTGCCAAAGCAAAATATCGCGGTAACAGCTGGTCAGCATGGAGCGAGATTAACCCGCGACATCGCCTGTTCCTCGACGCAATTTTGCGTTCGCCTATGCATATCATCGCAACCATGCGCAGCAAGACTGAAACGGCACAGGTTGAAGAGAACGGCCGCAAGAAGGTCGCCAAGCTTGGCATGAAGTCAGAGCAGCGTGATGGCGTTGAATACGAGTTCACTACCGTACTGGATATCGCGCATGAAACACATCATGCGATCGCCAGCAAAGACCGTACAAAACTCTTCTCTAACTCAGACCCTGTAATCCTCAGCGAGGAAACCGGCAAGCAGCTTCTTAACTGGCTGGAGTCAGGCGTAAATCCTCACGAAGAAACGCTTAAATCATTCGTTGATATGGCTGGCAATGCACAAAGCATGGATGAACTTAAGCCATTGTTTGAAGAGGCATGGAGAACGCTTCGCGGCACCGAATACCAGTCAAAAGCAAAAGAGGTTTACGACGCTCGTAAATCGGATTTCGAACCAGCAGATAAGGCGGCATAAATGGCTAGCAGAGGCGTCAACAAGGTAATCATCGTAGGTCGATTAGGTCAAGATCTAGAAGTGCGCTATGCGCCTTCTGGTGCTGCATTTGCCAACATGACCGTAGCAACATCTGAACAGTGGCGAGACAAACAGACTGGTGAGCAGAAAGAGCAAACGGAATGGCACCGCGTGGTGCTGAGCGGAAAGCTGGCAGAGATTGCCGGTGAATACTTGCGGAAAGGCTCTGAGGTATATCTGGAAGGAAAGTTGCGCACTCGCAAATGGACAGATCAGTCAGGTGCTGAAAAGTACACCACGGAGGTTCTGGTTGGCGTAAGCGGAACACTCCAAATGCTTGGAGGAAAGCGCGAAGCGGATAGCCAGCCAAAGCAGCAAAATAGCCAGCCGCAACAACCTAAGCAGGCTAGCGAACCTCCAATGGAATTCGACGACGATATTCCGTTCTGATTTAACCACCACCTGAACATTCTATTTCACCTCACGGAGGCGGCATAACTTCGCCTCCAGTTTAAGGATTAAGCCATGTCACCTGATGAAAATGGTTACTTCCGTGCACCTAAAAAACTGGATTCGAAGGACGAAGTTATTGCCCGGATATGTGCTGGGCTGGAGCTTTATTACCAGCAGAAAGAGAACGGAAATCTGGCAAAGGATGAACGAACGCCAGAGCATATTCAGGATGCGCAGGACGATTACTGGATAGAGAAGCTAACCAGGAAGTACGAGTCAAAACTCTGGCATCACAACTTCATGGCCTCCTTCTCTCCTGGCTGGGAAACAGTCGGACCCAAACAACCATCAAGACAAAATGACCGTGACCGCGTCTACTACGGCAGATTCGGACATGCTCGCATGGACTGAGGAATTTATCATGATCGGATTAACTTACGACCCGTTTATCCAGCCTCAAGAGCTTATAGCCGGACACCGATTCAAACCCATCAACGATATCCCACGCGAAGAAATGATGAAGAAGAACTCATTCCCAAGCGTGAACGAGAACAAATTCCTGACAGCGTGGTTAAACCAGAGGGCGAAGAAATGAAATTACTCGAGATGGAGGGCTTTCTGCGTGGCAAATGCTTTCCTGGCGATATTAAGGTAAACGAAACGAACGCCGAATACCTGGTGCGTAAGTTCACAGAGTTAGAGCAGAAACTTGCAGAGTCTCAGCGCGAGTTCCGTGCTGCTGATGCGACTATCGAGAATCTGCAGATGCAGGTTGAGAAGCTGGCTGCGGAGAATGCGGGGCTGAAGAGCATACAGGCGTGGGCAGTTGCTGACGTATTCAAATCAGGAGCCAAGCGATTCGAGTCAACCAAAGCGGCAGGCTTTGACACTGACGACTGCCTGCATGATGCGGTGCTTGTGATGCTATCTGAACTGAAAACCCCCTCAACAGACGCCTTCATGGCTGAAGTGCGGTCGCAGGCCAGAAACGAAGGTATCAACTATGCCGCCGGTCGCCTTGCCGCAGCATTCAATTACGGTTTCGTTGATAAGCCGCTGGCTGAAGTCTTCGACGTAGTGCACATCCTCCTGACCACCAAAGAAGACCTTGCAAACGACCCATTACCAGCAACTGATGGATTATCCGGTGAGTACGCAGAGAAGTTTCTCGCAGAGTTCGCCGCCCAGCTTCGCCAGGGAGGTAAAAGAGAGCTAAGCAATCTTGAGCAGAACGTTCTGGAGTGTGCCGCTGTAATTGCCAAAGACAGAGAGCAGGAGGCCGCCCAATGAGCAACATCGACAAACGCGCATTAAGGGAAGCAGCAGATAAACACGGGGATGATGTCGTGCTGGCGCTGCTGGATGAGCTGGAAGCCAAAGACAGGCAGATGGCTGAGCTCCTCAACATCATCAGCAGGCATACCATTGAGTTAGGTTGGGGCGAAAAGCCAATCACCCTGGCTGAACTAATCATTTCCAGAGAAGGTAGTGGCAGTGATGCGTTGGACGCTATCCGTGCCACCGCAGCCGGTAAAGGAGACGCATCATGAGCACTATTACCAGAGCATTCACCAAAGAGCAGTTAATTGAGCACATTAAGGGCAGAAAGGAATTTGCGGATGAATGCGCCGCTGATTCGACTTTGCATCCGGAACGCAGAGAGTATTACGAATTAACAGCAGAAGCTCTGCGTATCGCGCTGGCATCGCTCGAAGCGGAGGCTGCTTATTTCATCAATCGAGTTAAACACAGCGATGCATACGGCGAAGATGTAGAGCTTCGAACCTATTGCTATGAGCTCGATGCGCTGAAGTCGAAGGATGATTTCGGCGGCGAGATTGTCCCAGTTTACACCGTCCCGCCAGCGCCTTTTGCGCTTCCAGTACAGCGCTGGGAAGATCTGTGTCGTCAGAACCCCGACATGAGTATTGGCGATGCCATCATTCGCGCTTCCTGGTGGAACCACTGCGCCGCCATGCTTCAGGGTGCCGAACCTGATAGGGACTCAACGTGTAAGTAACCTTTACAAGTTGAACACTAACCACCTCTCAAGGGTATTGTGAATGTCAAAGCAACCGCTAACACACGAAAGACTATTGCATTTGCTTTCATACAATGAAGTCGAAGGCGTGTTTACATGGAATGTTACCAATAGCGCAAGAGCAGTTGCCGGGAAAAGAGCTGGCACAATCAATGGTCCAGGATATAGATGCATTCAGTTAGATGGAGTCATTTATACCGAGCATAGGCTGGCTATGTTTTATGTTAATGGAACATGGCCTGAGGTTGTAGACCATATCAATGGAGTTAGAAGTGACAATCGCATTGCAAATTTAAGAGAGGCTACGCCGTTAAGCAACTCATGGAACTCAGCTTTGCGTAAAAACAATACATCGGGTTATACGGGTGTGTGCTGGCATAAGCAGAATCGCAAGTGGAAGGTTCAGTTTAAGTTTGAAGGTAAGAGTTATTCGTTTGGTCTTTATGATGATGTTCATGAGGCAGGAAAGGTGGCCGATAGGGAGAGAAGGAATCTCCACAAGGAGTTCACAAGCAATAGAGATAATCCAAAATTTCCTACTTCCCCATAACAAACCCGCACCCAGCGGGTTTTTCTTTATCCGGAGTCCGTATGAAATCACCACCGAAATGGCTTCGCGTATTAATCAATCTAATTTTACGACCGGGTGTAGGGGCTTTCTGCGCGACATATTTGATGCTGTACGCCAATGGTCAGATATATCACTTCCTTGCCGGGGCGATAGCATTTAAGGCATGCATCGAGTTTAGCGATGTCTGCAGGGAGGCTCGTGATGCAAGCTAACCCAATCATCTGGCTCATAGTCGGAATTATGGCTCTGAGCGCTATCTCTTCACTCATTCACATGTCAGAGGGCTTGTTATGGCTAAATTTGCTGTGGGCGCGTTAGTGCAGCTTAGGTCTGGAGGCATCAGAGGGATGGTTGAGAGCCAGATTGAGCCGGATAGCGACCATCCGAAAGCGTGGGTACGTTGGGATGACGGCAACTACTCGGTGCATCACGAACACGAACTTCGCGCGGCTACTGTTGATGAGCCTCGCGTGTATAAGAAATTAGCGTAAGGAGATTATGATGGGCCCTAATAAGGTTTTAATGGATTTGCAGGAGAATAAAGATTTGGAATCCGCAAAGAATGCAGCAATTGCGGCTACCAGCAAGCCAGAATGGGATGGCGAGGGATTACCTCCTGTAGGGTGTGAGTGTGAAGGCAAGCAACCAGCGCAGCTAAATTGGAATAGATTCAAAGTGGTCGCCATTGAAAATGGTCATGTTTTTGGATTCTGGAACGATAATGTTTCAACTGGTCTTGATTCTAGGCAATGGGAATTCCGCCCTATCCGCTCAGAAGAAGACAAGAAGCGCGCTGAATGTGTTATCGCACTTTCACGCATCGACCCTCAAGCGATGCCATTTGAGTACGGAGATAAACACTCAGACGGTTCTTTGATTGGTCCTTTCTGGTATGAGCTCTACGACGCCATAGCAGCCGGAAAGATTCCACACATCCGCATCGACTAGACCGCTACAACGGCGGTTTTTGATGGACATGATGCCAGATTTATTAATGTACAAATGATAAAGTACGGACATCTATCTGTAGGGGGGTTTTATGAAAATTGTCACTAGGGGTGAATTATTATGCATGCCAGAGGAAACCATATTCTGCTCTTTCAACCCTGAAACCTATGAGTTTGGACACATATCAATAAAGGGAGAAATAGCTACAAGGCGTAGATTTGCTGGGGTTATTAACGGAGAGGAGTATTGGGAGGATGATTTCTACGTGCAGCCGCTTTACGGATTGGATGCTGTAGATTCAGAGCACTCCATACAGTCAATGGATATCCTTGATGATGCAATGAAAGGCTCTGCATTTAGCTTTGATCTTTACACCCCAGGGGTTGGTGATGATGGAAATGAATACTCACTTTACGCCATATGGGAAAATGAAGACATCTTAGGTCTCATATCAAGGCTACAGCAATGCATCAAATAGACCGCCGCAATGGCGGTTTTTTATTGGAGATAGATAATGTCAATCAGTGAAGAAATCAAAATTGAAGGTGGCTACGTTTATGAGTCACAGAATATTGATGGTGACAATTCTAAGTTCATCGTTACTGCCATTGGCCTTGACCACGTCCTGTTTGCTGACTTCCCAATGATTAAATTCAATGGAAGCTATCTAGAGTATTGTGCAACAAGGAAGGAATTTCAGAAGCGATTCAAACTATCGGAGTAACCATGGAATCACACAGCCTCACGCTCGATGAGGCCTGTGCATGTAATCCCCTTCCCTGTTCGATTCCCAATCCGGAGATGAAACCTATGCGCGAACTTCGCGACGACTCACTCATTGACATGAAGTTCATGATGGAGGATGCTGGCTTTACTGCGAAATACTTCTACTCGCAAATCAACGCCGGTCACCTACCCAATCCTATCAAGTACGGCCGATCATCCAGATGGATGTATGCCGACTATCAAAACTGGAAACGTAGTTTTCTTCCTGACTTCAAAAAAGCATCATGACCACGCTTTGTGGGCATAATTGCGGGCACAATATTTTCCACTTCCGCATTTCATCTTAAATCCCCTGTACTTAGACGCTTCATGTGATGTCTGCAGGGGACACCATGCTCAGTCAATCTTTTCAGCGCAACG